CGGGTACAAATCTATCGATAGAGGACATATCGCTTATGGCGCTTGACCTCGGAAACGGCAAAGGATTCTGCAGCGACAAGGGTAAGGAGCAGCGGAAAACGGAATCCGTGTGAGCAATCAGGATTGAAGGCAACCCCTCTGCCATTTGGGAATGCAGGACAAAGGCTACAAAGCTGCCGACAACAACTGCTCACTCTGATTAGATCGGGCTAGTCGATAACCAATGTGGATAGCTACTGAATAGCTCAGGGGATCCCAGCCAGACTCTCACACTCTTCCATACCGGACAATACGACACGTTGACCTGATGGGGGTCGAATAACACTACGGGGGGAGGCAGAGCATCGCCGGTGATATATATAGTTCCCACCCAGATACAAAAAAAGCGGAAATTGAAAAGAAGGAGACTGTTGTAGATACTAGCTAAGAGGCAGATTTGTTAGAAGAAAAAGTAATATCGGGGAGGTATTTGTATTTCTCTGTATTTATCTATAGGATAGGGAGGGTAGGAGGGCGTAATATGCCCTTTTAGTTTTTAAGGAGATTAAAGATGAAGGATAAAGACCATACAGTTGAGTATACGTCCATTGATTACCACTCAATGTGCGAGAAGTCTAAGTCTAGGGTGAAGCAAATGCAGAAGGCTGGCTATCCAACCATGCACGATCCTAAGCAAACCCCAGAAGAAACGGGTAAGGTAGATGGCTACTCAATCATAATGATGGGAAAGCATGGATAATCAGCGTACTCAGGACTCTGGAAGGCCGTCGAAGAAGGATATTGCTTCTAATTCGGCTGGAGGCAGGAAGAAAGTTGGGCGTCCAAAGGGTGACGCCACGATAATAAACGAGTATAAGGCTCGTATGCTGGCCTCTCCGCGCTCAAAGAAGGTAATGGATACCATATTTGAGGCGGCATTAGACCACGATCACAGGAATCAGGCCGCAGCGTGGAAGTTAGTAATGGATCGAATACTTCCTGTGGCCGCATTTGAAAAGGATATTATCAAAGATGCTGGAAGAAGCGCGATACAAATTAACATCACTGGTGTTGGAGCTACGTCTATTGCGAATGCAGCTGCAACAGAGGGCGAAGAAGAAGATACAGTCATTGCGATCCAAGATCCGAGCGATTAAGGACAGCATAGAACAGTTTTTCCATGAAATTCTTCGTTAGATCTGAGTTTAACTGCCAATACACAGGGGAAAATAAGATGAACCCTGAGTTTTTGGAGAAGTTAGATAGATTAAGGGGGGTCTGTGGATTCCCCTTTGTGATTACTAGCGGGTATAGAAGTGAAGACCACCCCATTGAGGCGGCAAAAGACACCCCAGGTACTCACGCACAAGGCATTGCCGCTGATATCGCTGTATCTAGGGCAGTGCACAGATTCATACTAATTAACTACGCTTTTCAACAGGGATTTACAGGAATTGGTATAGATTCCGCTTTCATTCACCTCGATATTCGCGATAGCATCCCTGTACTTTGGACTTATTGACAAGATCAAGGAGTGAGTTATGAAGATTATTGTATCGGTATTAGTAGTATTACTACTTACTGGGTGTGCTTCTAGCAGTTCTGAGTATTATGAAGCCGTTCAACGAGCAGCAGAAGCAAGCTCGCAAGCATCACAAGCAAAGTTTGACGCACTGTCTAAGATTGCAGCAAGTGGTGACGGTCAAGCGGCAAGTGCCGCAGTAATGGCTTTGGCTTTAACGCAGACTGCTACGGTTCAGCCAATACCCCAGCAATCAGAAGCAATGCAGTGGGCATCTATACTTGCATCGCCCGTTACATCACTAGGCATGATGTGGATGCAGTCTGACTCCACGAAAAAAATGGCAAAGTACAACTCACAAGTTGACCTCGCTAGGATTTCATCTGATGCCAGCACACAACAAGCTCTGTATGGATCGTTTGTTTCATCAAACCAGATTACTGGTGACGTTGCCGCAGCCGGTATGACTGCGATGGGGAATGTAGACTACACGCCGTTCGTTAATGGCATGGTCACACTCGGTACTACAGGCATGACTAGCTTGACGGATCTTAGTAAGGCAGGTTTTGACGCCAATACATCCATTGCTACCGCTGGTCTTAACTCTGCGGTTAGCCTGGGAACTGCGGGCCTTAACTCCACAGGCAACGTAGGTATTGCTGGGATTAATGGGTTGGTCACAAACACCTCCAATTGGCTTAACTACTCAGCTGCTAACAATCTAGTATGGAAAGACATAATGGCAACTGAACAGAAAGGTTGCGTAGCAACAGCAAACGCCGCAGGTCAAGTTATAGTTACCTGTAACTAGTTTTGGCTGATTTAAATGTTCAGTTACTTCCTTGGCAGCAGGATGTCTACTCTGATCCCGCTAGATTTAAGGTAGTAGCAGCTGGGCGACGAACAGGGAAGTCTCGTCTAGCTGCGTGGTTATTAATTATTAATGGCCTGCAGGCAGATAAAGGCCATGTTTTTTACGTTGCGCCCACTCAAGGACAGGCCAGGGATATTTTGTGGCAAACCTTGATGGAGCTAGGACACCCTGTAATTGCTGGTTCTCATATCAACAATTTACAGATTAAGCTGGTCAACGGGGCCACGATTAGTCTTAAAGGGGCAGACAGGCCCGAGACAATGCGTGGCGTGTCCTTGAAGTTTCTTGTAATGGATGAGTACGCAGACATGAAGCCTGATGTTTGGGAGCAGATTCTTCGTCCAGCACTAGCAGACCAAAAAGGGGAGGCTTTGTTTATTGGAACCCCTATGGGTCGCAATCATTTTTATGAACTCTATAAATACGCTGAGCTTGGAAATGATGAAACATATAAAGGATGGCACTTTACAAGCTATGACAATCCAATACTTGATCCATCTGAAATTGATATGGCTAAAAAATCAATGTCGAGTTATGCCTTTCGACAAGAGTTTATGGCTTCCTTTGAAGCTAGAGGCTCAGAGATGTTTAAGGAAGATTGGGTTAAGGTTGGCGAAGACGAAAACGATGGCGACTACTATATTGCTATTGACCTTGCTGGATTTGAAGACGTTAATAAAAAACGAACAAAAAACACTAGGCTAGACGAAACAGCAATTGCAGTTACAAAGGTAAGTCCTGACGGGTGGTTTGTTGAAAACATTATTTATGGAAGGTGGGATCTCAACGAAACAGCAATGAAAATTTTTCAAGCTGTTCGCGATTACAAGCCTGTCAGCGTGGGCATAGAAAAAGGAATTGCAAAGCAGGCGGTAATGTCTCCGCTTACGGATTTAATGAAACGGTACGGAATGTTCTTTCGTGTTGAAGAGCTTAGCCACGGAAACAAAAAGAAAACTGATCGCGTCATGTGGGCTTTGCAGGGGCGATTTGAAAACGGTTATGTTACTTTAAACAAGGGCGAGTGGAACACGCGGTTTCTTGACCAGCTGTTTCAATTTCCAGATGCTTTAACGCATGATGATTTAGTTGACGCCCTAGCTTATATAGATCAGTTGGCTAAGGTTGCATACGATTATGAGTATGAAATTGACGATCACGAAATTCTAGACGTTGTATCTGGATATTAATAGGAAAAAATCATGGCAGATGAAATTTACGAACCCGACCCCTTAATGGTTGAAGAATCTCTTGCTGGATGGGTTATTAACAAATGCGAGAACTGGCGCGATTATTACGAGTCAAATTATGAAGACAGGTTTGATGAGTATTATAGACTTTGGCGCGGTCAATGGGATCCAGCAGATGCCCAAAGAAGCTCTGAACGCTCTAGAATAATCAGCCCTGCATTACAGCAGGCTGTAGAGTCTAATGTAGCAGAGCTTGAGGAGGCTACATTTGGTCGCGGGAAATGGTTTGATATCGCAGATGACACTGTTGATGGCGATAAACAAGACATTGTGTATTTACGCAAAAAGCTTGGTGAAGACTTTGAGTCTTGTAAGGTGCGAAAGGCGGTTGCAGAGTGTCTTATTAATGCGGCTGTTTTTGGGACGGGCATTGGCGAAGTTGTTATTGAAGAAATTAAAGAGATGGCCCCAGCTACAGAGCCATTAATGGATGGAGACCTTCAGGCAGTTGGCGTAAATATTAAAGATCGGGTTGTTGTAAAGTTAAAACCAATATTGCCGCAAAACTTTCTAATAGACCCTGTAGCAACCTCAATAGAGGATGCTTACGGTGTAGCTATTGATGAATTTGTTAGCCGACATACGGTAGAGTTACTGCAAGAACAAGGCGTTTACAAAGAAGCAATGATCGGATCTGCTGCTCCTGACACTGAACTTGAGCCAGATCAAGACCTTACTATATATAATGATGACAAAGTAAGAATTACAAAGTATTATGGCTTGGTGCCTAAAGAGCTTCTTGAGTCTGAAGACGTAGAGGTTGAAGAAGACTCTAAGTATGTTGAGGCTATTGTCGTTATCGCAAACGGCGGCACACTTCTCAAAGCCACAAAAAATCCATATATGATGGGCGATAGGCCCGTTGTTGCATTTCCTTGGGATGTAGTCCCAGGACGATTTTGGGGTCGTGGCGTTTGTGAAAAAGGTTATAACAGCCAGAAAGCACTGGATACTGAGCTTCGCGCTAGGATTGATGCGCTAAGTCTCACGATCCAC